GTCCTTTCAGCAAGGTAATCCAAAGCATCCTGTCTTTCAGGGAATTTATCAGCATCCATCTGCATCAATATGTCAGCCTTATCAATAATACCATTAGCAAGTTCCCAATCCCATTTTGCCCTCTGTTCTTCCTGTGATAATATCTCTGTACTTTCAGTAAAATCTACACTAAGTAAAAACCCTGCATCTCCCCTGTTACCAAGTTCCACAGCCAATATTCTTGATTCAACTTCAAATAATTTCTTCTCAATATCATTCCATCTTGTTACATCTGATGCCCTGTTGTCCATGAGTTCCTGCATTCTAAGGCGTCTGCTAATTCCACTCTCAGCAGCAGTACCCTCAGCAAATGAAGCATCAAGACCATAATTCTGTGCCAATAGTCTATAACTTTCCTTAACTGCATTGGATATACTATCAACAGTAGATGGTGGAGATACAATTCCAAGTGTTCCATCATGTCCTAGTTGTGTCCATTTATCTGGACCAATCTCAATCTTATCATAATCAATATTACTGCCTGATATAAAACCCATCCCAAAGGATTGGAATTGCAGATTAGCAGCCTTATTAAACTCAGCCACATTTACCAGCTCATTGGTTGCAATAAGTCCAGGTGAGGCATCTGTATCTAAATAAGATGCTTCAGGCTTCCCATCCCTGTAACATTCCACAATGGGTATCATCTGATATGGATTAGCCATTTCAGGATTATCCTCAGTTGTAAATGTTTTCCCTGTGGTCTTTTCATAAGTATAATGATGTTCATTATCCCAATATGCCCACATTTCAGGTGTTGTATCCATTACAGAATCCTTAATAGAAAGTGGATATGTAATTGCAATAGGTGTTAATGGGTCATCACCAAATATAGGCTCATAATCCCTGATAATATCATATTCTAACATCCCATTTCTCCATGTGGGTTTTAATAATATAACCTCTAATAAATTAGTCAGCCTTTCAGCCCTTTGAAGTTTATGGTCTTTACCCTTAATAAATTCACTTAATACATCATTAGAATATTCCCTAATAGGTGGGTTCATATATACAAGTGATATTCTATTTATAATTCTTTTGGTTACCTCAATAGCAGGGATTGGCACTTTATCATAAATAGGCACAGCACCAACCTTTGATTTATAATATCCCTTCAAATATTCATCAGTTCTGCCCTTATAATAATTGTATGCCTTCTGCCTTTTCTCTCTCCATATATTCTTCTGATTCTGTTGCCATTCAACCTTAGAAAGTTCAACTAATTGTCTTGCTGTATATATCATCTTGGAATACTCCCAAATTGTGGTTTGATTATTGGATATTCAAGGTCAATATAATATCTAATTCCATCTGTAAAATGAGTTCTATCCTTATTAGATTTATCTATTTCCCTTGTTCCTTGTTTGTTTGTTGTTTGCTCAAAATCCTCAATAAGACCTGAACAACTTGGGTCAACCACAAATTCACCTTCCAAGATTTTATTAACTGCATTTACACTATCTGTTACCCTGGGTGCTTTAGGCTTTACCATCACCTTAAATCCTGACTTTCTTAATATATCATGGTCAGTATCTAAAGCAGATGTATGCCTCTGATTAGCAGGGTCAGGATAAGCATAATATTCATTATTAGGGTATCTTGTTTTAATTTCCTGTGCCATTCTCTCAGTTAATATTTCACTTCCTCCTGAGTGATGTAATTGAATGGTTTTGAAAACTCTAACAAATGGGGTTTCATTGTACTGCTGGATGAGTGAACAAGCCATTGGATTGACATTGAAGTCAATACAGGCTCTAATTGGTAATCCAGGATTATATTCAACTTTTTCAATGTTATTCTCCCTATCAAAATTGTAATATGTTTGTCCTTGCTGAAGATTTACAAACTCTCCATTAAGGTATGCTTTTAAAAGATTCTCATCATAGTTTTCTTTCAGGGAATCAATAAACTCCTGTGGTAACATTACATTGTCTTCTGTTCTGCCCCTGATTAATTTATATCCCTTGCCTGGATTATTGCCCCAATACTTATAAACAACCCTGAATCCTTCTGGTGTGCCACTACCAAATGCTGTAAGTGTGTTGCCATCCCTAAGCCTGGATAGTAGCATTTTCCATGCCCTGTCATCCCTTAATTGGTCTGCTTCATCAATACCACCAGCAGCCAAATTTAAACCAGCCCATCTCATATAATTCTCAGCACTTCTCATTATAACATCACACCAACCCTGCTTCCAATATATCCTATATTTTGTAGCAGTAGCAGAATATTCATAATCAAACCCAGCCTGTCTTAATACACCTTCAAAGGTAGGTTGCAATACATCTCTAATCATTGGATAGGTAGGCTCTGCCAGGAGTATTGTCTTACCTGGATTCTTAGCACATTGATTAAGGGCAAACAGGCAGAATCCATAAGTCTTTCCAGAGCCATACCCACCTATTAAAAAAGGGTATTTGTCCTCTGATTTTATAAATTCTAATTGATGTGGGAATAGTTTAAAGGAGTTCAACAGAGAATCCTTCAGGAAGTTCAGCAGTTTTTATTTCCTGCTTATCAGTTTGTCCAAGCATCTGTTTTCCAAGCCATATAAGCATAGCCACATTACCATTCTGTGCAGCCTTCATCTGCCATTGCCTTAATCTAATCTTTCCATTTTCTTTTCCTTTTTCAACATTTGTGGAATAACTCTTGCCAATAAGGTCTTTACTACATCCAAAGAATGCTGCTATTTCTGTATTAGTGCATCCAAGTCCAGCAAGTTTTTCAACTTGTTCAGGGTCTATGTTATATTTCTTAGGTCTTGCCATAATTATTTATAGAATTTAAACGTGCATTCAGGGCATTCTATCATCTTATCTTTTTTAGGTTTTTCTTCTTCATCTAAATTTATATCATCTATTTTTAAATCTATATCCTCAAATCCCCAATCTTTTAACTCTTCTACATCAAAGAAATTAGCTAAGTTATCTATATCCCAATCCCCTGTGTTTTTATTCAGCCTGATATTAAGTTCTCTTTCTTTTTCATAAGGTAAATTTAATTCTATGGTGGGAACTTTCTTAATTTCCATATCCTTTGCAACCCTGACCCTTTGGTGTCCTCCAATAATAATATCCTTCCTGTCCTTATGGATATTAACTAAAATAGGGTCTACAAGCCCAAATCTCTGAATTGAATCTTTTAAATGCTGGTGTTGGTCTTTGGATAGCTGTCTTGGATTGTACTCTGCAAATATAAGGGAATCAATATCCCTTTCAATTATTTTATGTGCCATTTTATACCCATAATTTTATGGGTAATTTACTTTTAATTAGGAATTTAACAAGATATGTTTTATAGTTCTTCAATAATTCTAATTTTTTTCTAAGGATAATGTTGGGGTTACCTTCAATACTTCCTCCAAATCTCTTTTTATAATATTTATGAATAATTTTATCATTTCATTATCAGTACCACCAGAACCATCATCTGACGACACATCATAATTTAAAGAATCCCAAACTACATCTTCCCACACATCATAATAATGGTCTCTACAAAAGGAATCGCTTTCTAAAGGCATCCCCATCAAATCTAATACTATTTCAATCAAACCAATAGAATACATTTCATAAACAAAACAACCATCCACTCCTCCACCAAATATTTCTGTATTTTCGTCAATTAATTTATAAACTGTATGTAATTTTTTATCATGCTTTAACTGAACCCTACACAATCTTTCTATTAATTTTTCTTTATTAATCATATTTCCTCAATTATAATTTCTGTTTTCCCTGTAAATCCATATATCTTTTCAGCCTGTAACATACATATCTGCCTGTCATCTAAAATAAATCTTTCCCTTCCCTGAATAACATCACAAACAAACTTCACAAGATTATCTAAATCAGGTGTTGATGAATGAAATTCAGGAACTCCATCTTTTAATAAATGTTTGTATTTGCCTGTTCTAAAGTGTTTTTTTGGTCTTGGCATAGTGAATACCAATTTTAACATAATATCACCATTTAGGGGCTGTTTTGGGCGATATTTGGCTATTTGAAGCCATAAGTTCTTTTTATCTTTGAATGATGGATCATACATTCTGCCATTTTTAGCAACCCTGTGTCTTTTAAGTGGCTTTGGCTTTCCTGGTATAGTAAAACTAATCAACCTATCTATCTTGCTCTATATCTTTAAAATAATCATCTTCTGGGGTTTCTTCAAATTCTGCATTGTCCCTACATTCTGAGCATATCCCTAAATTATCATTAACACCATATAATGGCAATGCACCACAACAATTACTTACCATAACTTTTTCCTTTCTCTTAACTTATTTTGATATTCTCTTTGATATTCTTTCCTGCAAGGGTCACA